GCGAAAAGCATCTCTAAAAAGGGTGCTAAAGAGTTCGCGTCTACAAAGCACAAAGGTCTACCCACAAAGAAAGAAGGATTCACAAAGTTCTTTGAAGGTAGAAATTACTATAATGATAATCTTCACCCTAGTTTTTGGGACGGCGAAGCTTTTGATGATTCTATTAGATCTGCTCTTCTCAAGATAGTAGGAGATTTTCTAAAAGAAGATGAGAACTTGAGTGACGATATTATTGAAGATATCCAGCTTACTGGTTCACTTGCTAATTATAACTACTCTGATAAGTCTGATTTAGATGTTCATATCTTATTAGACTTTGCTGACATTAATAAAGATGAAGCTCTAGTTAAGAGAGCATTAGATGGTAAGAGGTTTATTTGGAATCTCAAACACGATATTAAGCTTAATGGTCATGAAGTAGAATTATACTTCCAAGACATACATGAACCACATACTGCATCTGGTTTGTTTAGCTTGCAGGATAATAAATGGATTAAGAAACCTGTTTATGATAAACCTGAAGTTGATCATAGAGATGTTGTACGTAAAGCAGAAGAGTTTAAAAAAGAGATTAGAACCCTTGAAGAAATTATTTCCGAGCTTGGAGATGAAAAGGAATTACAATTAATTAATAAACGTGCTAAGAAATTAAAATTGCGTATAATGAAAATGCGCAAAGAAGGCTTAGCTGAAAAAGGAGAATTTTCTGTTGAGAATTTAGCTTTTAAAAATTTAAGAGATAATGACTACATTGCTAAGTTAAATGATATAATTATTAACTCTTATGATCATATGTTTAATAAAGAAATATTAGGAGAGAAAGATTTAAGTACATGGCTAAAAGAAAGATGGTGCAATCGATGAAAACATTTAAAACATTTTTTGAAGATCAGGAATACGATGTTGCTGCAAAACCCGTGGGTAAAGATTCTGGTTATGAGTATATCGGTAAAGCTGATTCTCAAGCTTTAGCAAAAATAACTAGAAGAACTCATAAGTATGGGTCTAGTGCTGATGAAAAAATTGAAACTTATTTAAACGGTATTGGTTTTAACTTTCCAGATGCGTATAGGCAATCTTTTGAATTAATATTAGATAATCATAACGTTGATTTTAATAAATTAGAAGCGTTTTATAATAATAAAAAAGGTTTCAATGATTTTGGTACATTTGTTGGTCGTGGTGATATTAACTTTTACGAACAGGTAGAAGATCGTATCAAAAATGACATCGGGGTTGAAAACCCATATGGGTTTTATAACGATCTTTGCAAAGTAGCTCACGCTCAAAGTCGAACTGCTGTAGGAGAATGTGAGTTTATGTTGGCCATCCTAACTGAAGGGATGAAAGGTAAGACTGGAGATATAGGGACTGAAGGGATTGAAGCCAGCGGGAGAGAATTTGAAATAGGTACTCAAGAAAAAATAATTTCTAAAGGTATAAAAGATATAGTATCTAAAACCGTACCTACTCCTTCCTCGAAACTAGCACCGGGTAATATTTGGGACCAAAATAGTAAAGAAACTATGTGGACGTCCGAGAATATGAACGACTGGATATTTTTTAAACAAAATACCAATGTTAAATTTAACGGATTAGAGCAAAGATGTGAGGCGTTAGCTAAAAAAGAATTAGAGACTGGAGTTGTAGATATTGAAACCAGACGTAGATTATTCAGCTCATGTGTTTTACATAAGTATATTACATCTCACAATGATAATTGTATAATTATTTTCAACGGTGGGTCTGCTGGTAGATATGGTGGGTCTGGTCGTATGTCTGCAGCATCTAGACAAAATGCGAGAAAGTCTGAAGAATTCCAAGTTTGCAGATGGTTAGAGCTTGGAGAGAATTCAGGTAGAGACGCAGAATGGGTCTTTAAAAATTGTGTTGATGATAATTGGTTTAATTTTGGTATAAAAAGTGATCTTTCTGTTCGTATATCTTACAGAACGTAATTACCACATTCTACAGGACAACAAGGAGCTATTACAGGTATTACTAAGAGCTAACTCTTTTAACTCCTAATTTTTCAAGGATGCGCCAACCTTTAGCCCATCCTTTTTTTCTTTTATAGTTTCCAAGAATGTTAGCTTGATCAACATTATTATCTTTACACCACTTAGTTAAATTAATTATCTCAATTCGGTCTCCAGCTTTATTCTCGAGTATGTATTTACCTGCAGCAACTATTGGGTTGTTTTTTCTATACTCTTTCTTACCCTCTTGTAGCTTTTTGTTCTTTTTCTTAAATTCATCTGTATGTTTATACCAGCTGAATCTCTTCTTTAGAGATTCTGATATATTCTTACCTCGAGTTTCTTTAGTTAACTCATTCTGAACTTTCATCTTTTCGCTCTGGGCGCGTCGACGTTCTGGTGTCCATGCTTTGCGTAGTGACTCTCTTACTCGTTCTCCTACAGGGATTGTACCACCGTCTGATAAATTATAACCCTTTTCAGGATTTGTGGAGTTGTAGAATTCTATGTACTCCTTTTCAAGTTTATTGAGCTCATCTCGAGACTGCACATCTTCGTGGAGTATCTCTACTGTGAAATTATCCCATCCGTGTTTACGTAAGGAGTTAATTATAGGTAAGTTATTGTCTTCTTGGTTCACGCAAGCGTTGTAGTTGTTCTTGCGCTTCTTCCAAGAATTGATTGTTTGTCCAATATATATCTTATTTGTTATTGTATTAGTGAGCTTATAGATTAGCATATAAGTATTTATGCTACCTACCATGTTTTACCGGTCCAATAAAACTAAAAGAAAAGTAGAGGAGTAAGGGATAGAGCCTCAAGCCACATACGACACGACCAGTAACGCGCCTTGAGCTTACTTCCTGGATTATCACAATTATGTCTAGCCCTGAATGACTTACGTCGTTTAGGGTTTGACTTTTTAATCTTCATAGTCTTTTCACCTTTACGCTTAGCACTAGTACCACCATGACCGAAGTTAACTTTCTTAACATTACCGGTCTTAGGATCTTTGACATAGACTTTAAACTTCTTAACATCACCGCGCATAGGTTTATTAAGTTTGACCTTACGACCTCTATACTCAGCTTCTTCAAAGATATCCTCATCGATTAGTTCAAATTTGAGAGTACCGATATAGTTTTCTTTCTCGTAAACAGGTATTGTAATATTTTCGTAGAAGTCTCTAAAGCTCAGCATATAATTATTTATAGATGAGTAGCCTTTTTTATGATGTTATGATTATGGGATTTCGGGTTAGAATATCCCCATACAGAGTCATGATATTTGATGAAGACGGTGAAATAGAGAGTAACACTATTCCGGATAATATAGTAAAGTATTGCTTAGCAGAAGGGTATTGTGATAGCTGGGTTAAGGATAATTATAAAATCAAAGTCGAAATATTAAGAATCGATAAATAAATAATTAATATGATACTTTTTGAGCAATACTTCAAGCTTTATGAAGAAGCGGGTCCAAATAAGCACTTAACTCATTTAGAAGAGTTAGTCTTAACTGATAAGAGAGACGGAGCTCAAAGGGCTATCAATTATTTAAACGCTTTATCAGAGGTATTAGACAGTAATACCCCTAAAGCCGTGAACTCTACAGTAAAATATGATGGAGCTCCAGCTGTAGTTATAGGTAGAGACCCTGATGGTAAGTTCTTTGTAGGAAGCAAATCCGTATTCAACGCAGATCCTAAGCTCAATTATAGTGTAAAGGATATAAAAGTCAATCATGCTGCAGCTCCTGGCTTAGTTGATAAGTTAGTTCAGACATTTGTACATTTTAAAGATGCTAACATCAATGGAGTTTATCAAGGTGACTTTTTATTTGATGATGAGATTAAGAATATCACTACTATTGATGGAGTTGAACATGTAACATTCAAACCAAATACAATTGTATATGCTGTTCCTACAGAAAGTGAAGAAGGACAAGATATTTTAAACTCTAGTATAGGAGTTGTCTTTCATACTGAGTATGATGTACAGAAAGACGAAGAAGGTAAGTTAAGATTTAGTACTAAGAAGTTTGGAGTTGATGTTTCAACTTTAGATCCAGGGCCGAGAGTGTATGTTAAAGATGCTTACTTCGAAAATGATGCTGGGTTTGTTACCTTAACTGATCAAGAGACAGAATTTGTAAAAGAAATTATCGGTAAGGCTTCTCAGTTAGTTGATGAAATTAACTTTGATGGAATTGATAATGAGATCTACAAAGGTCTCAACACTTATATCAACACTGAAATCAGACAAGGAGACTTTCTTAAAGATATAGATGTATCTTTCCAACAGTTTGTAGAATGGGTAGAGGGTAGATTAGATCGTAGAATAGATTCCTTA